CACGGCGTTCGACAGCACTCAAGATGGGACAAGCGTGGGCTTGGAGTCTTCGATGGCACGGTGGGCACAAGTTCCGGAACGCTGGATTGGCGCTTATGTGTATTGGAAGACTCACCAGTACAGCTCCGCGGTAGGCACAAAAGGCACGGCGAGGGATTCTGGCGAACCCAACACCTTTGACGGCAACACCTTTTACTCTTTCGCTGTGACCACTTTGAAGTACGGGGTACAAGCAATGTGGGAAGGCTACTGGCTCTTCGGTGGTGATGATATGGCTCACGACAGGCACGTTGAAGCTTGCGCTCGATGGAAGTTTTTCTCTCGGCACATCGCGACGGTAAGCAAGACGCAGCATCCAGAGCTCGCCGATTTCTGCGGTTGGATTCTCACCCACGAAGGGATCATCCGTTCTCCGACTCTCATGGCTCTCAAGATATGGTTCAAACTTGCTCGAGGACAACATCCACTTCAATTCGCTGCGAGTTTCGCTCTGGAGTTGTATTTCTCTTATCACAAGAGCCATAGCACTCTCGAACTTCTACCCTATCTTGATAGAGCTTGTTTGGCCTGGTGTGTCTCTTGGTTGCACAAGGTCGTGCCCGTTCTGTGCGCTTCGCTCTTCGCTGCGCCAGAACTCACGGTGTTTGAGCGCCTCAAGAAGAAGTACGCCTACTGGAGCGCTTGTCAATTCAAGGGTCGTCAGACAGTTCTGAAACAGCTTCGTGCAGCTATGAACAGGTTCGAAAGAGGGTTTTGTGGAGTGTCCCCCCTTACGTCGAGTTCTGGTAAATGTTATCACTCATCCAGCTCCACAAACATGTCTTCATTTATGTCTTCTGTCGCCAACGTGTCCGATACCGGCTCACGTGACGCCATGCTTGCTCTCTACAACGAGTTAGGTGTTCCTCGTGGTGTCTCAGGTAACGCTTGGGATCTCACCAAACGTCGCTTCGTGCACCGCGTAACGATCGGAACAGCCGCTGCAGTCGCAGGAGGTGGAAACATCGAGGGCGTGTACAACGTCGACTTGCACTCTCTGACTCATGTCGCAACTTTCATACAGAATGCTCCGATTGCTGACGTCATCAGTATCACCGCGCAAGTTTCCCCACGCGCTAACATGGCTGGTCAGTTCATTGAAGTCGCGACAGCTCTCACGATGGAAAACGACGCAACGGCTGTGACGGACTTCGCCACGGCACTCGGAAAACCGACCGGTCAAGCGGATTACATGACCTTTATGGCGGCTGGTGGAATGCCAAACTCGTTCACCCGTGATCTCATCATAGGTAGTTTCGGCGTTTCCAAGCAAATCAAACCTGCTCCTCTAGTCGGAGCTCGCCCAAGATTCAACATTGTGTTCCAAACTAACCACGCTGACGGCGTGGCAGCTGGGGCTCAATGCTTGATTCTCAATCTCTACATCTGGGTTCAGTTGCGTTCTACGTAACTGTCAAGTCAGCGGTTGGTCCAAAGAGACCTTCATAACATTAGAATGATGCCCGCA